GCGCTTCTTGGCTGGCTTCTTCTTGGCTGTCTTGGCGGCTTTCTTAAAAGCAGAAGCTTTCGGTGCGCCTTTAGTTCCGGCCTTACGCATACTCTCGCCTGATCCGGCTTTGATGCGTTTACGTTTTGCGTGAATATTCTTGTAAAGGCCCATTGATTACACCTGCTTGTTAGTTGTGATAAATGCGTCAAGGTTTTCGGCTTTCAAACGCCTCAGGACATCCTTGTGAGAATGCTGGAATAGATCAAAGCCTTCACGCAGCCACTTCTCATGCACTGCTACAGGGATTGAGGCGAGACGTTGGTTTTCGCCTTCTCGCGTGTGCGAGCTGGCAAAGCGTTCATCGCGCAGATCTTGGATAAAGCTTTGTGGAATGATTTGTGACTTCTTACGAGTAACGCGATCACCATCTTGGATCAGTTCCTCTTTGATGTCGTGTATTGATTTTGTGTCTTTCGTATCAGACATAGATGCTTCCTTTCTTATGTCGTTGAAAGGTCCCCCAGGGGCAGCAGTAAGGAGAGCAGAAACCTGCAAACCCCTGGGTTCCCAATCAGTCAATCAGAGGCCTAGGAAAGGCCTGTGATCATGCCCGAGTCAGCGAAGTTGCTGTGCTTGACAGATACTTCACCAGTGACCATGTGACGGTCGCTGTCGCCTTGCTTAGCAAGCAGAGTGCGAGTGAATGGGCGCAGAGACACCGTGCGGAACATCGACGGATCGATGAGGAACGCATTGGTGCTGAGCTGGTGGCGGTTGAGTACAACGCGGTACTCACCGAACGGCGATCAAGATCTTCGCCTTAGTTCGTTAAACTAAGACCGCCCGAAGGCTGCTCATACTTTCGATATGAGATGAGACTATATCATGTCTGCTGTTGCAGACTCCTGCGCTTCCACCCCACTTGGGGTGTACTCCATATAGGATAGTCGTTGCACCTTCCTTGCATAAGCAAGGCTTGGCTCAGGATTACCATATCCGTAAGGACTTAGGCTTCCCCTGAGTTCACAGGATTTAATGTACGCTATGCCGATTTGTTTTAGTTAACGTACAGGTCAATTACGTTGACCAGCTCGCGGCTTTGAGCGAACTCACGATTGCGGCCTGAGGCGGCTGCAAAGCCAGCTACGATGGTAGCATCGGCAGGTTTAATCATGAGAATGCTTGGGTCGGAACCGTTGTCATAGCAATCCTGACCCAGCTCAAGAAGCTTAGCTTCAGTGAGCGCATCAGTAGAACCTGCACCGGCATCAACCGTTGTTGAGATCTGTTGCGACACAGAAGCCATTTCACGAGCAGTAGATCCGTTGCCGCTTACAGCAGTGTTGTCTACGCCGATCATGGCGCGTTCATAGTCACGCTTGATCTCTTTCAAAGCTTTTCCGAGCTGGTACGCAGTTTCCTTGGCACGACCGTAAGTCTTAACGGCATCAGCGGTTGCTGTGACGTTGAATACTTTGGTCATGATTTGGGTCGTATTGGAACGGGTCGAAGGTGTAGTCAGCGTTCCGTCAGTTGCCGTAAAGCCCTCTACTTGGGCGTTGTCGGCTGCTGCGGAAAGACTATCTTCAATCCACTCAAAGGTACGAGCGTTTACTTTTTCGTTCTTGATGAGGCTGTAGAACGGGCAATCGGTGGGCGTAATGTCGTGGATTACGTCTTCAACCGACTCTGCCAGACCTACCTGGTCGTAAGTTGTATATGCTGCCATTGTTTTTTCCTTTCAATGTTTCAGCGGGGGTTTTACTCTTCCCAGCGAGCCATCAGCGCATCAGCAATGTCATCAATGTCGCTGCCGCGCTCGTGCAACTTGGCACGGGACTTAGCAAGCTTCTCTGTCCGTAACTGCTTGTTACTTGGCGGTGCCTTTTGAGACCGCATGACTTTCTTTGTTGATGCTTTCTTGCGTTTGACCGAAGCAACTCTTTTGCCCTGATCGTAAAGACGCGCCTTGTTCAAGATCATAATCGAGTTAGGATCGACGATCATGTTCACCTGTTCTTCCGGCAAGCCCTGGGCAACCGCATAAGTGCGGATGTCATTATAGAGCTCGTTGGACCACTCCGGCACTGCTTCTTGCAGCACCTTCACTGCTGTCTGGGCTTGCTCCTGCAGAAGCTTATCTTGCTCAGATCGCATTGATGAGTAGTAGGTGTCGGCTTCTTCACGAAGGAACTTAAGTTGATCCTCAGCTTGTTGGGCTTCCTTACGCAATTGCGTAAAGTCCGAGTCGGACATGGTCTTAGAGGCGACCAACATATCGACATCAGCATAGGGCTTATAAGCCTCTTCAGCCTTCTCAAGCATCCGCTGCATAACTGCACTGGTTTTACCCACTGCCTCTTCTGCAGCTTTACGCTGGGTAGCTAGTTCTTGAGACTTTCGGGTGAGCGAGGCCTCTTGTCCATAAAGACGCGCAAGCTTCTTAGCAGGTACCTGATGGGTCTCTCCGTCAACGGTTACTGAGACGAGATCATCTTCGGACAGTTTACGGGCTTCTTCGGCCTCTTCCTCTGTCTCTTCTTCTTCTTGATCATCTTCATCTTCGTAGTCGTCTTCGTCGAGCTCCTCTTCTTCAGGGCCTTCAAGATCTTGATCGTCGTCTAGTTCGACTTCGGTATCTTGCTCATCGACCAGATCGGAACCATTAGTCTCGGGGGTGGGTTCCGTATCTGCTGCCTCTGGAACATCGCTTTCTGATGGCTGATTTTCATCAGCGTCAGTCCAGCGAGCCAAGAGTGCATCCGCCGCGTCATCGACAGACAGCGGGATATTTGTTTGAGTATTATCTGGGACGTTGTTTGCCATGGTCTCAGCTTTCCTCTTCAGTTTGGTTGTTGTCACCGTCATGCTTTGCGTTGATTTCATCACGAATGCTTACGCGCTGGCGCAGCGTATTAGTGATATCGACGATTGCACGGTAATGCGTGTATGCACGTTGGCGTTCATCGTTCTGCTCGGGTGCAGTGTTGACGAATGCCTGGAACGTAGCGTCCACTAATGAGTTGATCGTTTCGGAGAATGCCTCGCTTTGTATTAACTGCTCAGCGAGGTCGCCGAGATGGATCATTTGCTCTTCTTGGTTAGTAGTGCTCATTTGCTTTCCTTAGTTTTGCTTCAGACGGGCGAGCTGGAGCTCGGCTTGGTCTATCCGCTGTTTGTGCAAGAACTGTTCCTCTTTGAGGTCCTGACTATCCGACCGGATTGCCAGCTCGTTCTGTGCTTTCATTCTGTCGAGTTCCAATTTGGCTTGGGAGATTTGGGCTTCCAAAGCTGCCTTCTGCTCACTGACCGAAACTTGACGATCTTGGATCTCGAGCTGTTTAGCCACCATCTGCATTTGCATATCCGCGTTAGGATCAGGCTGCGGAGGTGGTATCTGATCGGGAGGCGTTAAGTACTCCTCGACATTCAGGATGCCTTGGTGACGCATTGCATCACGCATGAGCGCGTAAGCGTTCTCAGGCTTATATAACTGTGAAAGTGTTGGGTCTTGGCTGAGAGTAACGTGCAGGTTTGCAAGCTTCTGAGCTTCTTTGTCCGCCTCTCCGTAGCCGAGCTTCAGCTCAACCATAACATCGCGCTTTTGCTCCCAGTCGCCTGGTGTTACCGCTATAAAGTCTCCGGCTACTTGAATAATCTTCTCGTAGTCCTCATTCTCGACGCAAAGGCGATACACCTCATGGAAGAGCGGCTTGATAAACTGGTTGGCAAAGTTGCGAGCAATAATCTTCTGACGGGTCTGGCTCATTGAGGCCAACTGCTCGATCATCGCACTGCTATTTTGTTTACTTACAGCATCTTTGTTCGTGCCTTGGCTCAAACGTGACACACCTGAGGTGTCCTCTTTGTCTTCGTCCAGCATCTTAATAGTCTGGAAGATGAACGGATTAAGAGGTGCTTGCGGCATCGGCTGAATAGCATCGGGCCGCGTCACGTTAACTAAGCCGCCTACACGGTTGTCGATCAATTCACGCGGGTTGGTTAAACCGCCTTTTGTAACCATGTAGCGAGGCGCGTTGGTAATCGCGGCGTGATCTAGGATAGAGCGCGTAAGTACCGTGCGAGCATTCTGCGTGGCGACAAGCTTCTCAGCGAAGTTGCTACCGAAGAAGGCGTGAGGGATTGGGATCGGTACAAAAGCGATAAACGGAATGCGGTCTGCGAGCTCACAATCGAGCAGCGTGGTACCCGCCATGAAGGCGCGATAAAGACTAGCCGTTCCGGTGCCTTCTTTGTCTAGCTGGATGTAAGCCTCATAGCACATCACTTGGCGCACTTGGTCTTGGTACCCTTCGGCACTAAACCCCCGGTCGGAGCCGGTACCTTCGTGGCGAGCTAGGATTTCAGGATCCGTTTCCATCTCGACACCATCGGCATCGCTAAGCTTGCTGATTTTGTCTTCGTCATAACCCATGTCACGCAACTCACTAAGTGTCTTGCGAGTGCGGTGGGCACAGAAGTTAATGAAGTCAGGGTGTAGCGCACGAGCTTGAGGCTCGATTAGAAACTCTTCCGGCGCGATGTTTTCAATCTTAACTTGGCTCGTGTCACGGGTAACATATACGTTACCAGTCATCAGACCAAAGTCGTCCGTATCACTGTCACCAAGCTCGACACCATCGTCAGCCAAAAGCATGTCCAGCTCGTCTTGTGTAAGGTTGCTGAACTCTTGCTCTTCTTGTTCTTCACTGGTCTCAAAGTAAACCTTCGCAACACCAGCTCGGGCGGTGAGACCATCGTGGATTACTGAGCTCATGACAGAGTACAAATCATTCTGCCGGAAGCAGACATAGTCTGTGTAGGCACTGCATACTTCTGCTTTAGCCACATCTTCAGGGCCTTGCGGCGCAAACTTTACAATGCGGTTGCCAGCAGCAAACGTCTCTAGCAAGCTAGCCTTTAGACCCTCGACACTGTCGTATACGTCCATAGACACATACTTGCTTTTGCCCTCAGGGGCCTTGGGAAGCTTGCCGTTGTAATACTCGATTACTCTGCGGCGTTCCGTTGAGATCTCGCTGTCGTAATAACCCACGCTTCGGCGGATGTTAGTCTCAACGATCTTAGTGATCTCTGCGTCGGACATTTCACTGTATGATTTGATGTCTGCCATTTAGACCATATCCTCGTAGTAATCATCGGTTGAATCGATTGGATCCCATGCGCCTTCATGTATGTGATTGGCGAGTGCCAGTGACATCACACAATCATCAAAGCAGCCTGGCTCCGCTTCCATCGAACCACTGTCGGTGACGATGTAAGTAAGCATTTCTCTTAGTGTTGTTTTGTCGTTTATCTCCAGCTCGTCCTCTCTTAGAGAAGCTCGAAGCTGGTCAATAATGAGCGGCTTGGTTCTTGCGGTAGTTGAGAAGCCAAGCTTGATTGTCTCTTTGTCGGTAATCTTATCGACCTGCACTTCGGTGTAGAAGTTAGGGTAAGCGTAATCCTTACCCAAGCGCGTACAAGTTAAGATGCCGTGACCGTTGTTCTCGACTATAATTCTAGCCTCGTTATAGAAATAACCAAGAGCGCGTAGAACATCAGCAAAGTAGTCAGGGTGAACCCTGCCGCGCCAGGTAGCAACCTGTCGCTTTTTACTGTCCAAGACTTGGGCGACTGAGTAGTCACCTCGGCTCACGCCCATGGCGACATCCGCACCTATAATGTACTGCTCGCCTGGGTCTATCTTTCTATATGTCGTAAGCTCGCCTCGCATATGCTTGACGAAGTCTTCGCCTTCCAAGGCCAGACGCTCTTCAACATCCCTAGTCTCTTTTAAGTGCTTTTGCAGCTTCTCTAGGTCAAACACGGGCCGACCTGTCGTCAGGAAAGCTTCCTCAGCTTCGCTGGGGTATTCCTGCTTAAACAGGTCGAGCCCGTTCTGAGCTACTTTACGGCGACGAAACATTAACTGCTCATCATCCAGATCATACAGATCGGCGAGATCCATCTCGTCGGGTGTTCGCTCAAACTTATCAGGCACAGGCTCTCGGTATGTCGGATCCGCATACCAAGGTATGAAGACCGGCACAAAGCCGTTCTTGCCCTCTACAGCTCCTCGCCATAGATCGTAGTAGATGCCGCTTACACCATTCGCGGTACTCTCGACGAATACAGCAGTGCCAGGAGCATTCGGTACCGCTTGTAGCAAGCCGTTCCAAACCTCTTCAGCATTAGACTTGGGCCAGAATGCAAGCTCTGAACAGTGAACGTGTGTAAGTGTCTCTCCGCGACCGACACTGTCGCCACCCGCTGTGGCAACAACGAAAGATGAGTCAAGTATATCAAAAGACAATTCCCTTCTGCTTGAGTACTTAGTATGGGGCTTAAGTATCTCTGGGCAGTGCTCATGAAACCTCTTGGTCATATCGAACAGGGCCCGAGTACTATCAGCGTGGTGTGTAACCACCATCGCTTTTCGTGCTTTCTGCTGCGACACTGAATAATAGAGGTAGCCACCCGTGTAGGTGGACAGACCCTGCTGTCGGGCCTTCAGAATGATTACTCGGATCTTACCTTCAGTATCGAGCTGAGCTTGAACTGCTTTGTCGAGTATCTCCTGTGCTTGGTTGAGCTTAAGTGGGGTGATGTCACCTTGCTTAGTTCGGATCTTTAGAGCTGCGTTAGCGTAATAAGGGAAGTTAGTGTATAGCTTCTTCCGTATCTGCTGCAGCTTTTGGTCCATCCGTAGTGCTCTCTTCTTCCTGCTCCAGTAGGCCTTCTAAAAAGCCTTCTGCTTTGCCGATAGTTACATCGGACTTTGATGCTGGTTTCTGCTTAGTGAAGTCCAAGACAAGCCTAGCCGCCGCAAGACGCTCCCTGGTTTCACCAGGAACGCGCATTACTTCGACCGCTGTCTTGAGGGCTTCTTTAGCGAAATCATCTTCTGGGGCTTCGCCGTTGTCTGACATGATCTGTACAAACCTTTCTGCTTCTTGTTTGGCTTTGGCTCGCAGCGGCTCAATGGTCTCTTTCGTGTAGCCGTGAGGGACACCAGCCGGTCTGCCAGGGTTCTTGCGAGGCTTTTTAGCCCACTCCGCACGTTTAGCGCGGCCCTCAGCAGTTTTGCCTAGCTCGGCAAAGTAGTTCTTTTTAGGAGCTCGCTGAGGGTATTTCTT